AGGAAGAGAGGAATAGGAGAGATGCTTTTTCTTGCTGGAATATTTTTTTTAATTCGCATAGTTTTATCACCAAAATTTACTTTTTTAATATTGCCTGTTGATTTATCTTTTACAAATACTTTAAATTTTTTTACATCACCTCGCATTATTTTATTTAATTTTACAGTTCTGCCTTGATATTTAGCCATTATTTTTTTCCATTAAATGCTCTATGAAAAGCCGCAAACAAACCATAAGGATCATCAACAGGATAACCTAATTCATTTAATTTTTTATTTTTAATTTCTTTTTTCTTTTTCTTAACTATTTTTTTCTTTTTCATAATTTACCACACTCTCTTAATTGATCTGATATTCTTTGCATTTTTGCTCTTAAATCTTCTTCTCTGTATTTTTTTCTATTATCATATATTTCTTTTATTTCTTCTGGTGTAGTAATCCTTTTTCTAAATTTTCTCAAGTCAACTTTTTCATCTTCTCGCTTAACCTCATCACTCGGTTTGGTGTTTGTTTGTACCATAAACTTGACTCCATCTGTAATCCAGCTTCAATATAATCTTTATTTCGTAATGCTTCAAACATCTTCTTAAATTTGGCTGTTTTTGGCTTTCCTAATTGAAAGCACATATGAATTATTATCTCTTTTGCCTCATCAACAATATCTAAATCCTTACATAAATCCATTGCATCTTGATAAGCGATTTGAAAATCATAATTAAAAACTTGGTCAAGATTTTTTCTATCATATCTAACACCTTCTTTAAATTTATCAGTTGGTAAAACTAAATGTCCATATCCGATTGTAGCAAACCCAAGATGGTCTTTGTACATAATGTCACGATAACCTTCTTCTTCTTTAATTTCGTATTTTATTTTTTCTATATTCATTTGATAATCCTTTCAAATCTTTAACATCAATTTCTTCGGCTTCCCAACATAATTTTTTTACTTTTTTTTTCTTTGGAAAAGTCCAATCTAATTTTGGTCCATAATAAAAATTCTTTACCTTATTACCTAAATAATCTTCACTCCACCACCATTGATGAACATGCTTATTCGTCATCTATAAGTTTTTGTAAATACATAGCCATATCTAAACACTCCTCTTGCGCATCAATCAACCATTCTTTTCTAGTTTTTTTTGTTTCATGCATATAATCACCAAATTTTATTTTACCTTTATTGGCTCTAGTAATAATTTTATCACTTACTTTCTGTGCTATTTTGTCTTTCGTTATCATATTTCCCCCTTAACTCTATCATTGATATAAAATTATGTCCCTGTATATGTCCATCAGCTAATAACAACTGTGAAACACCATAACTCCACCCATTAGCATTATTTATAGCATAGTTTTCAATATGCCCAAAGTTCATTGCTGTTCCAACATTCACAATTTTAACATAATTACCTCTACCTAATTTACTTGCTCGCCAAGACCTTTCTCTATGACTATGACCAAATACTATGTCGTGTGTAGCAGAATTAGATATTTGACTTGCTTCTGCCATTTTACCACCAATCTCTCGCCCCATTTCATTGAGAGGAACATGAACAAAGGCCACTCCTTTTATGAAATAGAAATCGCCATATTCAGAAATACCCCAACCTCTTATTCGCCATAAGTTTTCATATTGCTGTGAAAAAGCACCAACGACTTCTTTGTGTTCGTTTTCATATTTATATAGTCTGAGTTCGTGATTGCCTAAACAGTAATGTTTATAACATTCGTGATCGCCTATTCCTTTATGTAATAAATCTAATGCTTCTTTAGTGACATTTATATCAGCTAATATATTTGGTTTCTTTTGCCCTTTAACAGTATGATTTTTATCAAAAGTAGAACAAGAATCAAAAGAACAAAAATCGCCTATACAAACAACATAATCTGGTTTGTATTCATTAATTTGTTTTCCTATCCAATAAAATCTATCTAAATTTTCATCTGGTGCAACATGCGCATCTGGAATTACAAATACTTTAGTTGGATTTGAAAAGGTCGTTGATTGTGCAGATATTCTTACAACTGGTTTTTTATATTCTTCTATAATTACTTGTGGTTTAGTGTCTTTATATCTATGCCATTCAATAGTCCAATGAGAACTACCTAATGCTAATTTTTCTATTTTATCAATTTTTCTTTGAAGTGTTGTTCTTGGAATATTTAAAACATCTTCAACTATTTTTTTAGCACCTGTTGGATTATTTAAACCACCTTTGCCTATTGGTGGATATCCTTTATCCAATGCCTCATGAAGTTTTTCTTGGATAAGTTTTAACTCGTCCCATTCCTTATCTTCCATAGAAGATTATTATACTAATTTTTAAAATTATGCAAAACTAGGCATTTTCCATCATAGGTATTTGAAATATATCAGGATATTCTCTTAATAAATATCTTACTGTTTTTTTAATTTTTTTTGTGTAATTTTTATCTATTGCAAAAGTATGTAAGCTATCAATTAACTCATCTAAATCTAATTCCTGTAATGTAGTTTGTTTATTTCTTAATTCTCTATATTCTTTAAAGTCAGTTCCTATATTTAATAAAGTAATATAATCAGCAACACTTTCACATTTTCTATTATAAGTTTTTAACAATACATTACTGCCTAATGCTTTCATGTGCTTTTTTGATTTATCAGTTTCTATTATTCCATAAAAATTATTTCCTAATCTAGCAAATCGTGATTCGCCCCAATTTGATTCTAGTATAGCTTGTGCAACTGAAACAATTACTATGGCTCTATTTGCTGGTGGTATTTTAGAATTAAATTCAATAGTACACTCAGTTATTCCTAAAACAAATTCATCTTTATTTGTATATTCAAAATCCCATTGGTAATTAAAAGGACTACATAATAAAACTAATGTTGCACAAATTGTTTTAATCATGGTTTGCCTTGCCTGTTATATTTTTTCCAAGATTTTCTTTTATGTTTATTTTTAGGTTTGCTTCTTGTTGAACTTCCTATTGAAGTTCTTTTACGAACAGGTGTAAAATAATCTGATCTTGTTTTAATAACACCCATTAATCATAAGAGTAATTTCTTGAAGTACCCTCATTGTTTTGTAGCATTTCAAATATTTGATCATGCTGTTTCATTATTTTTTTATCTGTTTTATTAGATGCTTTTAAATCTTTTTGCATTTTTTTTAATTCAGTCATTACATATTCTAAATCTAATTTCATTTTAACTTGGTTTTCAATAACAGAAGTTTCATTTTCTTTTTCAAACTTATCATATAAAATATTTATTTTTGAATCCATTTTTGACACATACCAAATTAAACCTACTGCTTGGAGTAAGACAGCAAATAATAAAGCATAATTTAATTTCATATCTTTCATTGTTCTATCACTATAATAATTAATCCAGCTACAATACTAATTGCATAAATTGTAATAACAATTTCTATCATTTGTCCTGCCATATAAATTCTTGTTTAACTGTTAAACCAAATGATTCTTTTTCTTGGTCTTTATCATCATCAGCTTTATCAATATTACTAAGAGTTGTATTTGTAGAAACTGTTGTTTTATGTGGTTTCATTTTCATACCATCATAAACTCCACAGCCATACATACTACTAGCTAATAAAATTGCATAACCAAACATAATTAATCTTTGTTCCATTTTTCTTTTGCTTTCAACGACCATCTTGTAAATGCTTCTTTACTTATATCTTTTTTAACCATTTTAGCACCCTCTGGCACTTCATTATATAAAGCTATAACTTCACCATCTTTTATTTCTACAATAGCTGGACTACAAAAAGCATCTTTTGTGTAATCTGTTGATTTCTTTTTTAATAACCTTACTTCTTTCATGCAAGAAGATAATGACGGCATTGGAATATATTGTGTCATTTGATGTTCTTGGTCATTCATATTACCAAACATAAACATAACTATAATGCTAATGACCTCCATTTTGCCTCACCTTATCTTTTAATTTTTCAACATCTGTAATTAATTTTTCTATGTCTTGCTGACTTCTTTTTATATTAACAGTATTTGACATCATACTTTCCATTTCTTCTACAATGCTTTCTAATTGTGTTGATATAAATTCAATCAACATATCTTGTTGAGCGTCAGCAGGTAAACTACCCATTTCGCCACGAGGCCATTTAATTCTAAACTCTGTATTTTTTTCTACATCAGCAACCATAAGTTTACCTTGTGTTTCAATATTGTTTAGCCTCTCAATTATGCCAAAGTAAGCCCAGACTGCTACGGCAGTTCCACCAATTAACCCTATAAGGTTTTTTATTGGTAAACCTATTTCTGTTTTATCGGAAATTGATGGCATTTATGCCCCACAAGAATCGCATTGGTCATCACAAATACAATTATCACAGCCACATTCAGGGCATTTAGGATTTATCTTGCTGTACATGGAACTCCCTTACTAGAAACAAATGGATGATCTGCAAAAGCCATAAAAAAATATCTATCTCCTGAGCCATTTGCATAAGAGCCGCTACCATCTATTTTAAAACCATTACTTAAAAACCAAAAATCAATTTGATTTGCTTCTGCTGCAGTTTGATTTGGCTCTAATTGATAAGCCATATCATTAGTTTCTGTTCCAGCTGCTCTAGGACTACTTTTAATATTTACTATTCCCCAATCTGCTGAACCATTTGTTCGTTTAAACATAACCCAAGCTGGTTTAAAACCGCAATAAACGAAAGGACC